TAATTGACCATTGGTTAACCCATGCAAAGAAATCTTTTTCGGCATGAGGTTTTAAATAGAATTTTTCGCCAATGTTTCGATTATTGCTGTCAACTGAGTTTTGATTGTTTTTAAAAAACTTCCCTAACATATCCATATAACCCATGTATCCCAAAGCCTCGGAGCTTGTTCCTAATTCAATAAAATCATTTGGTGATGGTGTTGCCGTTGATAAAAAACGATATGGTATTTTTTTAATAAACGATGTTATTTGATTTTTAATTTTGCCATCAAAGTTTTTAAGTATCGAACTTTCATCACAAATAACACCTACAAAATCTGTTTCGTTAAAGTAGTGTAAACGCTCATAATTGCAAATAACTATTTTTTTTGTATGCTTACCATCTTTAGAATATTCGATATCGTCAATACCTAACTTTTCAGCTTCTAAAATAAATTGAAATGCAACCGCTAGCGGGGTTAAAATCAATACTTTTTTATTGGTGTGGTTTATAATGTTTTTTGCAATTGATATTTGAATTAATGTTTTACCTAATCCAGTATCGGCAAAAACCCCAATACGCCCTTTTTCAATTGATTTATTAATAATAAACTCTTGAAAATCAAAAGCGATATCAGGGATATAATTTGCTTTAAATCCAAAATTTCCAATTGAGTGTTTCTTTTTTTCTAAGAACTCATAATACTCTTTACTCATGTTTTGTAAAATTAAAAACCCCGCCAATGCTGTAAGGCAAACAAAGGCGAGGTAATTATAATATTTTCTAAGACCGCCTTACTTGTCTTTATTAATGCAAATATATAAAATTATTTATTAAGAACGGTTATAAATTAACCCGCCCAACGTATTCATCATCATATCCAAACTCAAAACCGAATAACTCATTTGTGTCGGTGTATATGAATATATATTGCCAGTGCCAACACCATTCACGCCCGTTAATCCATTTCGCTGGTAATTGACTGTTCTTTTTAATTGCTGATAGTCGGTAATTCTTACCGTTCGGTGATTCTCTTACAACACCGTCTAAATAGAGTTTATTATTGCCTACTTTTATGTAATCCATATCTTTAAAAATCTAAGTGAATATCGTTAAATGTTTTGTTTGTTGGGTAAATAATTCCTTTACCGTCTTGTAAGCAAAAGGCAATCTTACCAGATTTGTTGAGTTCGTCAATTCTAAATTTCTGCAAAGGCTTTAATGTATCTTTAGCCTCTTTACATTCGATGTAAATATCAGCTTCACCTTGCTTTGTGCAAATTAAATCTGGGTAACCATTCTTTGTGGTTTCAAATTTATTAACGCAATAGCCTTCTTTTTGATACCGCTTCTTTACTTTGGTTTGGAACTTTGAACTCATAATGTTTTTTGAAAATTTGTAAAGTGTAATCTTTTTTACCTAAAACCGTTTGATAAATTTTTTGTTCGATTCCGCCTTTAGAGAATATCCAAAAAACCTCGTTTTCTTTTCGGGTCATCGTGGTTAATCTATCCCTACTTTGCCAATAGCTAACAGCACTAAAATCGATATTATAATAAACCAAGTATTTTGCCTCTTTCAAACTTATACCCTCACGCCCCGTAACAATCTGTAAAGCAATCCATTTATCACTAGAATTAAAGTCATCTAAATCGTTAGTCAACTTATTACCAATGGTTTCTTTTAAAGCGTTCCATTCCTCTTTGAATTTATAGAAGATAGCTATTTTTTCATTCTTAAAGTTTTCTTTTATAAACTCGGCTTTTGAATAGTCAATAACCTTACTTGTACCATCTTCAAATTTACAAGTGCCACTTGATAACTGGTGAATTTTCTGCATCAACTTAACACCAGTATCGGCTAAGATTAATTGGTTATTTTGATTTGTTACAACTAAATCACGCTTTAACCTTTCGATTATCTTAGTGGTTATTGGTAACATTTCAACTTCTAAAACCATTTCGTTAACCGTCGATGTAAAACCAGCTTCGGCTTGTGTAAATGTAAGCACGTGGTATTTTATGCGTCGGTTTATATGTTTGATGTCTGCATTTGAATAGTCGTTTACTTTTGCATATCCTAAATGCTTTTGTTTCATTTCAACAAAATCATTCGCCCACTTATAAAAATTAGGATATTCTTTGAACGGGCTGTTATCTGAAACCCAAAATTGGTGATACCATTGTGAATGACTTTCAGGTGTTGGAGTACCACTTAAAAAAACCATTGGCAAGTGGCTGTACTTTTCTTTAAATAACTTTGCTGTTACATTCGGCTTTGGATACGCTCCAAATCGATGGTGTTCATCATGTATTACAAAGTCAAAATTACCATCTATCTTATGCAAACTTTCGTCGTTTCCGATGGTGATTTTAAATGAAAAATCCATTTGGTCGTAATCCCATTGTATAGATGAAAACGCCTTTATCTTGGTTAGAAATAAAACATTTTTAGCTCCAAAGTTTTCAGCGGTTTGCAAAGCGGTTAATGTTTTGCCACAACGAACTTCCATTGCTAGATAAACTAGGTTATTAATCTTAAGTATTTCATTAGCCTCTTTAGCTAGTCTTATTTGATAATCTCTAAGTTTCATTACTTGTAAAATCTATGTTGTTTGACAATGTTTAATTCTTTTTGATAATCCTGAATAAACCCATCATCTGCACTTCCTAAATCATTACCAGTAAAAAAGAATGGTTCATATTTAGCATTAGGGCAAAAAACAACATCGCTTTCAATTCTTTCGTTTTTAAAATTATGAAACAATTTATTAACTCTAAAATCAGGATAATCATCTGACAATACAAGTAAGTCCGCTTCAAATAATCTATATCTATTAATGTGATATTCTATGTTTTGCCACCAACAATTTGGCTTCACTTCAACATATAGTTTAAATTTTGGAATATAAAAATCAGGCGTGTATTTTTGATTGTTAGATAATAAAAAACAATCAGGCTCATAAACCCACTCTAAGTTTAATGCGTCAAACAATATAGCCCATCTAGCTTCTAATCTACTTCTAAAAAGTATTTCTTTGTATTCTGTTTCTATCGCTTTCATTTTTAAAAATCTATATCGTTGTCGTCTGTTTTTTCAAAATCTTTATTAGCTATTTCAAACCATCTTTGCCCATTTGAATTTCCACTTAAATACTCGTGTTTATAAAATTTACAATACTGCTCCAACCATTGCGTGAATCTTTTTTGACTTAGTTTATAAGTTCTATAATCAGGGTACTCATTTATAAAACTATCGTAATAAGTTTGCTTAGTGCATCTAGTATTAAATTCAATGTTTTCATTTTTACCATTGTTGTCAGGTTTTGTCCACTCATAAAACTCGTGAGAGGTATTTTTTATAAACTTGCGAACTTCCAAATTTTTAAAGTCGTGCTTAGTAAGTCCGTTTAATAAATAGTATTGAACGCACTGAATCATAAAATTATCAAACATCAACCATTCATTTTCACTCCAATCATCAAAAAGTAAATGACCAAATTCATCTAAAGGCGTATGCTTAAAACTAAAATAATCGGACATTTCAACTTCAAATTTTCTTCTTTCAAAAGAGCCACCAACCCCACCAATAGTATAATTGGTGGTTATTAGTATTTTAGGGCTTTTTTGCACTGGTAATTTTATTGCGTCTTGACCTTTATACTCTAAAGTAATTCCCTCAGTAATTAAGCTAAATAAACTCTCAAAATTAAAGTTCTTTTTAACGTCGTCAAAAACTAATATCTGAGTATCAGTAGATACAGTTTGATAAGGAAAACTTTTTGTAAACTCAAATGTTTTACCATCAATACTGCTAACTTTTTTCATTTGTGAAAGTGCGTTCCAAAACAATCCTTTACCACTTCCACCGTTGGGATTTTCTGAAATTGTTTCGTCATTAAATATGATTGCTTTATTGTTTGCACTGGTTTTAAACGAATGTAAAAGATATCCTATAACAGACTTAAAACTATTATACTTTTCCGCATCTTGTCCTGAAACAAGCCAAAGAAACTTTCTAAATACAGAATCGTGGTGGTCGTGTTCTTTATATTCTCTATTTACTATTTGACGCTTCCAAACAAATCCATCTAAGTCTAAATAGTCAATAGTAGAAATACTTTCGTCTGTAATTTTAACAACACAATTATTGAAGTATAAAAAACACTCGGTTTGAGTATCTTCTTTTATTGCTATTTCTGAACTTTCTAAAAAACTTAAAAAATCAGATTGAAAATATTTAGGGCTAGAAGCCATAAAATCATAAGGGCTAAAGCCAATATCTTCTCTATTTAAAAGATGTTCTAAAACAAAATCTTTAATTCTTTTTTCGCTAGTTTCCTCTACTAAATTCTGCTCAATTTTTATAAATGTATAAGTACTTGTATCAGTTGGAAAATACTTGAAAAAATTGTTTTGTTGTAACCAAAATTTATATTTGTGAGGGCTAAGATTTACTTTCCCTTTATCGTTATAATACCAAAAATCTGAAACGCTTATTTCCTCTTTTATATCGTCAATACATCGTTCAATTTCGTTTCTATCATAATCTGAATGATAATCTACAACTTCTTTTTTATTCTTACCAGTTCTTATTTGCTTTTCAATTCTTTGCTTAATAGTTTTATCTTCAAAAAATTTAGTTCCGAAGTTATTTGTTTTTTTATAAGCTGAATTTAAAACGCTAGTAATTTCCTTACGTGTAAAATCTTTTGTTTCAAATTGCAATAAAGTTTGTTCTGCTACATTTTTATTAATTCCAAAATCATTAAACGCACTTGCTAGTTTGAAAATATTATTATTTCTTTGACCGCTTACAACAGAGTATTTACTATCAAACCATTTCATTAAGTTGGTTATAATAATGTTATCAGATTTTACAGCAATAGATACATTTTTACTACCTATATCTTCAACATCTGGCAAATCTATTTTATCCCAAAGTTTTGAATCAGCATTTAAATATAAATCAGGGTCGTAACTCTCGAAACAAAATCTACTAACATCTGAACCGCTATCATCCCAATTATGGTGATTATAATGGTTTTTTAGGCTCTTAAAATATTCTTTATGATTATCTATATCTTTAGGAATTTTAACGAGTGCTTTTATTCCTTTACCACTTGGACTAATCCAGCAAGCAAAAATATATTCATCATCACAAATAGAATTTTTAAAATCAATAGTATCTTCTATTGTTTCAAATTTATCAAAATCTAAAATAATAAGCCCTGAATGTTCTTTTATTCCAGCTAATGAGCGATACTCAAAAACACCATTAAAACAAACCCCAGCTAATTGACTTTTATTTTTATCATATTCATCTTTAGGCAATGTTCTAAGCCACTCAACAGTTTCTTTACTTTTACCTTGCTTGATTCGCTCTAAGCAAAACAAAACATCTTTAGTAAATCCGTTTGAAACGTCCGTTGCTTTTTTGTAAATAGTTACGTTCATATATGTAAAAAATAAACCCCATTACCAGCAGTGGTAGTTGCGTGGTAATGAGGTTCTGTAAGAAGTTTATAAATTGGCTACCACTCCAACAAATACAAAATTAGTGATTTATTTAATATAAACAACAAAGTACAAAAAATAATTAAAAATAAAAAAGTGTACTCATGTAATTATTTGTAATTCAATAACTTAAATATCAATAGTACACAAGTACACATTGAAAGTCATTTTTTTGAACATAAAAAACAAATTTATATTTTTATTTAATTCTCTATAATAGAGTAAGCACTTTCAATGTGTACTTGTGTACTATTAATAAATAAAAAAAGCCACTTAAATAAAGTGGCTTTCAATAGTTATGTTGTAATACGGCTTAAAAATCTAAATCATCTTTGTCTTCTTCTTTGTCAATTGTTTCGACTTCTTCTTCAACAATTGGCTCTGCTTTGGCTAAGTAAGTTTTAAGATATGATTCTAAAATGTTAAACGCTTCATCTGCTAAATCTGCCTCTGCGTCTGAAATTGATTTTTCAAAAGCAAATAAAGGTGTTGTAAACTTAACTGCTCCTTTTTTACCATCTTCTGCTTTAGCTACAATAACCCATTCTTCAGCCAGTCTTGCTTTTGTTCTTTGTGTAAATTCTCCCCATTTTTGAACCGCTGCACCTTTTAATTGAATGTTTGCAAGCGAGCCATCTTCTAGCATAATGTAAATAGACTTGTGGTATTTAGCACCAGCTGTATTTACTTTGTCTTTAATGTCTTTGTAAAACCCTTTTGCAATTTCAGTCATTACCTTTTCGCCTTTCGAGTTTTTGTGAAAACATTTAGCTGTAATCATTT